TCAGATCGGGCTTGGAATGGTCTTCAGAAATCCATCTGTCAGCGGTCGCTGAAGGTCTTTCGCTATCTCGAACGGTGAGCTGAGCCATGTCTCCCATTCCGCCGGCGTCGTGAGAATCACGGGCATCGCCTTGGGATGAACTTCGCCGACCTCGGCATTCGGGGAGCACGTCAGGAAGGCGAACAGATCGTCGACCGTCTCGCCGTCTTTAACCTTGCGGACCGACTTCCAGCCACGAACCTCGATCCCGGCGAAGAACATCGGGGTGTCTTCCTGGACAGGCCCGAACCATGTGTTGCCCGGGCGATGAGGTTCAGCGAATGAGGTGACCGGAACAAGACACCGATGGGCTGGCCCGAGCCAGCGGCGCCAGTGCGGCGATCCGAGGTTGCGAACGTTGGTCACGCCCGGATCCCGTTCCGTTTTGAGGGCGGCCGAAGGCGTCGGCATGCCCCAGCGGGCGCGCACCAGCTCGAGGCAACCCTCGCCATGCCGAACGATCGGCGCCAGCTGGTCGGGGTAGATCTGCCCGGGCTCGAGGTTGCCGGCGCGATCCCGCCATGTCATGCCGGTGAACAGCCGCCGCATGAACTCTTGCGACTTGGTCTGGTTGTAGAGGTTGCACACGGCTGTATCCTCCTCCATGCGGTTTCCGAAGGGCGCATCGGGTGAATAATAGCCGGGCAGCAAAGTTCCGTCGGCTATTTCAAGGAACGGAAACGCCTGAGTGAACAGGCTCGGTGCAACGGGATCCCGAAAGTATAGGGCGAAGCGATCCCTGTGGGCGTCGCGACCGCGGGAATGCCAGGCGAAATTTCCCCGGCCGATCGTCATGTCGAGCCAGTGCCAGATGATCTCGGAATTTTTGCCAAGACCATTCTCAGGCACATAGAAGAGCACCCGGATCGGAAATGCCGCTTCGTCAGTCTTGGCCTGGGGTGTCGTTCTGCGCGTCATGAGGCGAGAACATATAGAGAACATGTGCTGATTCGAGAAGCGGCATTTCCGATCCGGGGCAAGGCAAAAGACGCCCGAACGCGCGGGCGCCCCGTGTCATCTCGCCCTGCCGGTTTACGCTTTCCCGAGGGCAACCCTCAGCAGTTTTTGTGCTGCCTCGGCGGCTTCCATCCGCCATTTCCCGATGCTGTTGATGACCGCATAGGCCTTGTGGGCAAGCTGCGGGTCCCGGGCAAGCGTCTGATCGAGGCTATCGCAAAGCACCATCTCGCATCCCGCCAGAGAATGCAGCGCCTGGAGGATCGCCTCCGCCTCGTCGAACACCTGCTGCATGTCCTCGGCATCAGGTTCGATGGGGGTATTGTCGGATTTCATTTTGCTCCTGTTCTTCGCACGGCAGAGTGCCGCCCCGGGCCAAGGCGATGCCTTCCTCGGGTTGCGAATCCAGGAGCTAAAAGGATGGCGCCTTGCGGACCCGTTCCTCTGCGTCCAGAGATCTGGTGTTTGCGTGGCCGAACGTCAAGGGTCAGTAGTCTGTCATCAGATCTGCCCCGAGCGGGGTGAGCTGCCAGTGGCCCGAGGGCCAGCCGACGAACTTGATCAGCCCCGCACCACGCGCCGCCTTAAGCTCACGATCCGATGCGCGCGGCATACCGGTCTTGTCGCGCATGACGGCAGCGACAGCGGGGCGGTGGTGCTGAAGATGGGCGAGCGGTGCATCCGGATCCACGGTTCAGTTCACCCGATCTTTCGGCGGCAGGATCTCGTCCACCCCTTCAGGCGTTCGCCTCTCGGCTTCCATCATAAGCCCCTTCAGCAGGCGCACCATGTGCACCTCCTCCCGGCAGCCAGTAACCAGCACCGCCACTCCCTGATCCGGGATGTCAAACATCACAACGCTCGTTGCGATGGCCGTGCGGCCCGCTCCGTTCTCATGGTCGATGAGAAGTGCCAGTTCAGCCAGCTTGGTCTTGAGTGCTTCGGTCAACATAGGCTTCTCACTCATGCCTTCTTCCTTCCTTGCTCTTTGGGTCTGCGCACGGCCTCGACGGCACGGCTGGCGGTTTCGAAGCTGGGCGCCATGTAGACATCGCCCAGGAACTGATCGGTGGCGGCGGTGTTGCCGAGCACGTCGGCCGTGTCGTCCTTGGACGCGCCGCCGGCACGGCTGTTGACGCCGAAGGTCCTGCGCAGGTCACGGAACTGAAGGCCGGCCAGCGCCTCGGCGAACTTCGTCTGGCCGCGCTCTCTGGCGACGGCGATCGCGCGGTCCCGCACCGCGGTGAAGCGGTTCTGGAACCGATCCTCACCCTTCGACCCGTGATAGGGGGCACCGCCGTGCTGTTCATCGCCCAGAAGCGGCGCGTCCTCGATCATCTCGGCGGTGATGATGCGGCCGGGGTTCTCTGCGCGCAGGCGGGCCTTGGCGGCCTCGATCGCGTGGGCGATCACCGGGGCGGCGTCATCGTGCAGGACCATGGCGCCTTCGTTGCCGCGCTTCGACCGCTGCAGGCGCCAGACCCAGCGTTCACGGGGGGCGTTCCAGCCGGGCAGCTGCACCTCCTGCGGGGAGAACGCGCCGCAGGTGGCGAGCCGGGTGTCCGTCTGGCGCTGCCCCTGATACATGCTGAGGGTCATCGCTGTCTGGATCGACAGCAGGCCGAGATCGCGGGCCGCAGCGACCAGCGCATCAAATTCCGCCCAGGACGCCGTCCGGCGTCGGCCCTTTGGCACGGCCATCTTCAGCTTGCTGCACGGGTTCGATCCCTCGGCCCGCCAGCCGATCAGTTCGGCATGGGCGAACAGGATCGACATATGCCGCAGGCGCGCGATGGCGGTGTATTCGCTCGTCTCTTCCAGCAGCGCCTCATACCAGGTGTGCATGACCGGCTTGGTGAAATCGCCGACGGCCGACTGTCCCCACTTTTTCAGGATCAGGGCGAACTGGCGGGCATAGCTGGACCGGGTCTTTTCCGCGCGCCGTTTGAAGGCGCTGGATTTCGTGTAGTTGTCGATCAGTGCCTCGATCGTCCGGCCGCCCGATGACACGCGCGCCTCGCGCTTGCCGAGTTTGAGTGCCTGCGCCAGTTCATCGTTTAGCTTCTTCGCCTCTCGCACCGACCACGTCAGGCGGGTAGCGTCGAGCTGGACGGCTGTAAAGCCAAGCCGTCGGGCAGCGGCGGCCGGCTCCCACCAGATGCGGGTGGTGCCGTCTGCCAGCTGGCGCTGGCGGACGTTCTTTGGCGGATCGGAGAGAGGCAGCTTGGACATGGGGATTATCCGGATCAGGCGGAATGGCGCCGGGCGATGAACGCGACCAGCAGGGTCAACAGCGCCCCGAACAGCAGGGGGCCGGCACCGGGCAGGGGAACGGCGGCCGGGGGTTGCGGAAGCAATGGCGCCGGCGCCGGCACGGTCACATAGATCGTGTTGCCCTCGATGATGACCGGCAGCGGCGTGCCGGCCCAGTCGGGCAGTGCGTCGTTGGTCAGCGCAACAGGCGTCGCCATCGGCGCGGGAATGGTGGAGGCGAGGGCGCGAACCAGTTCCCCCTCGCACGGCACGATCTCGATCCCGAGCTTGCCGTTCGTGCATTGATCGCCGTCCCGCGCGAAGCCGACCACGGTCGTGCTGTGCATGACGGCATAGAGCGGCTCGTCGTCGCCGTCCGTCGGGGGCCACGCCACAAGGCGCACCTCGTCCCGATCGCCGAGGATCTGGCCGTCGGTCTCCAGAAGCCCGGGCCGATCGGGATCCTGCACCGTGGCCGCGATGCCATAGCCGATGCCGACGGCGGTGCCGATCGAGGTGACCAGGCCGAGCGCGAGGAAGTAGGAGCGGACGAGCGTCATGACCGCCCCGCCTTCTCATGCTCCGGCGCGGAAACCGGATCTTTCCAGTGCGATACAGAGAGGCCTCGAGCGCTGAGCGCGTCGCCGACGCATTCCCGCATCATCGCCATGAAGGCCTGCTTGCGATCGGGATTGTTGACGATGAACGCCATGCCGATCGATCCGATCAGAACGGCGTCGTTCATCGTGTCGGGCAGCGCGTAATAGGCATTCCAGAAGTTGCCCTCGACCCGAAGGGCGATGCGTCCGACCTGTTGCTTGTCGCTCATGCCCGCCGCGCCTCCGCCAGAAGCCGGACCTTGCCAGACCGGATCAGCGCGGGGTCGACCTCGACCTCGGCGTCGCGGGGCAGGCCGTGCTGCTGCACCCAGTATTCGACCTGGTCGGCGCGCCATTTCAGCGGGCGCAGCGCCCAGGGCAGCGGTTGCGGGAAGCCGTAGCGCTCCTCGAGCTGAAGGCGCCGTTTGCGCAGGACGGCGGGCGCCATGCCCAGCCGGGCCGCGACCTCGTTCGCGTCGATGAAATTCGGTGCAGCCGTCATGGCCGTCTTCCTTTCAGGAATGGGACCCCGGCCAGCTGCCCGCGTCCGGGGATGTGAGTGGTGGTGGCGGGGGCGCGGACGAAATTTCCGCCGGGCAGCCCCCCGGGGTAAATCAGGGCCCCGGCGCGCGGCCGGTGGGCGGCGCCTCTGGGCTGTATTTCAGAATGTCCTCGGTCAGATCGGCGACGATCCGGATCATCTTGCCGCAGTGGCTGAGCAGCTCGCCTTTGGCGATCGCATCGTCGAGCGCGGGCGTGTCCGAGATCACGCGGCCCGACATTTCCATCCTGGCGCCATACTGGCGCATGCGTTCGCAGGCCATGCGCCAGCCTGCACGCTCCTCCGCGGTCATCAGCTCCGGCGGGGTCAGGATGTGCGACATGTCAGGCACCCATCGACTTGAGGGTCACCTGCGTCATCCAGTTCCAGCAGGCGGCTTCCAGCCCGCTGGTCGAGGTCGCGCGCAGGCCGAAGATCCGCACGGCGGCGCCCTGCCAGTCGTTGCGGATCTTGCCGCCGTTCGCCTCGATCAGCGCCTTGACGGCATGAAGCGCTGTGTTGCGCGCCTTTTCGGTTTCCAGCTTGTTCGCGTAGCTGTAGGCGGGCACCTTCTTCAGCGCTGCCGCCAACTCGGGATAGAAGGCGCGGGCGCCGGCGAGATCGACAGCCATGATCTCACCTCGCCGGCATCATGATGACGTTGTCGGACTGCACCAGGTCGGCGATCACGCCCGCGCGGCGTCGCCACTGCTGGCATTCGCGCATGATCGGACCTGCCGTCAGCAGGAACAGGCGCAGCTGGTCGATGCTGGCGCGATCGGAGATCACGGCCTCGCCAGCGGCGATCGCGTCTTCGAGGGTTTCGTCGGTGATGATCCCACCGTGCGCAGGCGGCACGGGGCGGCGGGTTTCGATGTGAGACATGAGCAACTCCTGTGCAAATCAACTGCACAAGAGTTAGGAGTTGCTACCCCTGACTGTCAAGCACATTGTGCGAAAGAAGCACAATTAAGGGCGATCTTGTGTTGCCTCTGCGATGAAGCCAGAGCTGCTCGCTTCAGGCATCAGGGTGATTGTGACATCGTATTCGTCGGCACCAAACTTTGCGAGCCATGTCAGAAACACCGCATTGTCAAAGGATTTGACCTCAAACTTCGACAAAAATGGGTCAAACTGGCTGAAGAAGCTTGTAGCGAATTCGTCCCCGGGTAGTTCCTTGGGAGCGGCCATGAAACACCCGTTTTGTGTTGGGGTCTGGTAAACCACCACGAAGATGTCGGGCACCCCTGCGCGGACTGGCATGGCGTGCCAGCCCGCGACTCTGGTCGCGTTCGGGTGAGCCAACTGCACCGCGTCTTTCAAAGGTATCGGTGGTCCCATTCCGCCGGGTAGAGGCTGCGCTAGCGACGGGGCGTCATAATTGTATTCCGGCCACATGCATGCGCGCTGGAAAAGAAGTGCGGACATTTCCATCTTATCCTGAGCATGGGAATAAAATGGAAGAAGAAATAATGGGATAGCCGCCCCGGCAGACGCCTTTATCCGCAAATCAAATCCTCCAACTGGCAACAACTTTTCCGCGAATCGCGACGTTATCATTATCCACGACATAAACGGGCTCATCGTCAGTTGGTGCCGCATGGGCAACTAGCACTGGGGGCATCCATCTCCGCAGCACCGTCTTAGCGCCCCGAGGGGAGTACACTTGAGCGACGACGACGTCCCCGGCCTTCACCCGCTCGGCCTGATGGGTGTCGACAAGCATGAAATCTCCCGGCAGGTAGCCGGCCAAGCACATCGAGGAGGTTCTGATCTGCCAGACGTCGATACCGGGTCCGGCGCCGAACGCTTCCGCGATTGTGGTGGTTTTTTGATGTTCGGCCGGTCGGCCAGCCCATGGGCCGGCGTCACTCTCCGCAAAGCCGGGACTGGCCTGTTGTGCGGTCTGAGGGTCTGTCATGCCGGTCTTTTCAAGGACCTCGGAAAGCGGGACCTGAAGCATCTCGGCGAAGATCCGTGCCCAGTCCATTGTCATGCGCTGACTGCCGGACACAATCTTTGAGATGACGGTGTGATCGCGGCCGAGCTTGGCTGCGATTTCGGCGTTCGTCACGCTCGCCCGTCTCTTGCGATCTTTGAACCATTTTTCGTCCATGTGGTGACAAGTAATCACTTCTCACGGCAACCTCTTGTGCTGATAAAGCACAAGTTGCCTTGACCAGTGGCAACTTGTGCGTCTAAATCGCGTCAGGAGTGGAGACGCATGACGCAACATTTGACGCCCTTCGACATCTGCGCCCGGCTCATTGGGCCGCCCGAGGCAATCGCCGAGGCCTGCGGTCTGAGCGCCAAGGCGCCGTATGCGTGGCGTTTCGAGGCCAGCACCCGCGGCGCGGGTGATCTGCCTTCGGCGCCGGTCATGCGCCGCCTGCTTTCCTACTCGTCGGCCCGCAATCTCGGGCTGACCGAGAAACATCTGATCTGGGGCGCGGATGCGGCCGAGATCGAGGAGATCCTGGCGGCACGGCGGGGTGACCCGGCCTTAGCTGCCGAATGAGACGGGCGCGCGGGCGAAACAGGCAGCCGGTCGCGCGCCCGGGGGCGGCGGAGGGGAGCAACATTCGCCGCCCCACCTGATCCCGTCCGTGCCGGGTCATGCACGGTGCCTCGAATGCTCGATCACTGGCGGGGGAGAGCCCCCGCCGATTTTTCCGGAGGAACGCCCATGGCTGCCGATGTCGGGATCCAGATGGCCGCGCTGAGCGCCGGGTTGCGGGCGATGGCCGGCACGATCGAGGTGCGCGAGGTGACACGGCTGCTGGATCAGGCGGCGACGCTCGATGAGGAAGAACCCCTGCGGTCGTCGATCGCCCGGTTTGTCGAGCGCTACGCGACCGTGCGCCGGGATCCGGACGCGCTGTCCGAGGCGGGCGCCGAGCTGCGCCGGGCGGTCGAGCTGGGCGTGATGACCAATCCTCCGGATCTGTCCAGGAGGGACATCCATGGCTGATCCCGTCCGCCTGACCTCGGCCGATCATGCGCTGATCCATGCGGTGGGCTGGGTCGCCTGCAACGTCCTGCACGATCCGCAATGGCAGCAGACGGTGCTTGAGGTGATGCGCGAGGCGGTGCCCGCGGTCACGCCGCGCCATCCGATGATGGAGGCCTTCGCCCGGGTGGCGGTCGATCTGATGGCGGCATCGGGTGAACAGGTCGCGTGGCTGCGCGCGCGCCGCGATGCGCAGCAGGTCGTCGAGCGCTTTCACCTGCGCCGGATGGCCGAGGCGCATGAGGTTTTCAGACAGGGAAAGGGGAAAGAGAATGGCTGACGAAAACGCGCGACCGGCGTCGATCGAGATCCCGGTTCTGTTCGACCTCATGGACCGGATGCAGTGCACCCGGTTGCTGGGCACGCTCGATCATTTGCGCGTATCGCTGGAATGGGCGGTCCAGAATGACCTGTTCCAGGACCGCGTCGAGCACACGCAACGGATCGTCGTCATGGGCGCCGACTGGGGCAGGGACGATCACACGGCCGTTCAGATCGTGACCGGCCACGACGACAAACAGGATCGGGCGGGCGACGGCGGGGATACCGTCGCCGCGCCTGAGCCGCCGCAGGGTTGCGCGTTGTCCTGCGGCGAAGGGGCGGAGGCGCCTGCCAGTGCCTCCGCAGGCGATGCCGGGGGCGAAACCGAACCGCCCCCGGCATCTGTGGAACAGGATACCCCGGCGGCGGTCCCCCTTTCCGCCACCGCCGGGGGTGGGACGGGCAGTCCTCGGGCTGCCGTCCCGGAGCCCGAAGCGGTCCGCCCCGCTTCGGGCTCTGCCCCCTATATCCATGGCCCGATGTCGGATGCGGAAAAGGCCGAGGCGCGCCGGCTGCATGCCGAGGGGCTGACGCCTTACGAGATCGCGCAGAAGCTCCGCCGGCGGCCGCAGGCGGTGTTCGCGGTGGTGAACCGTGGCAGTGGCAAGCCCAAGCCCGCTGCCGCGAAGCCGAAAAAAGAGATGCTGGGCGGAGAGCGGGGGGGACTGCAACGGCATAGTCCTGTGGAGAAGGCCCCCGTGCAGGCGGAGGAGGTGTCGTCGATCGGGGCGAACTCCTCCGCCGAAGCGCCCAGTGGGAAACCCGCTGTTTCCAGAGGCCCCATTGCCGAGGACAACATCCTGATCGCCGAGGGGCCCGAGACGGCCGCCGCGATCGGCGGCATCTGCATCCCACGGGCCGAGCCAATCACCGATACCACGCGCCCGCTGTGGTGGCGGGAGATCGAGGCGAACCTGAATGCGCTTGGCCACAAGGGCCCGTGGACCGCGGCACTGGATCTGGCGCTCGTCGAGGGGCTGACCCGCGGCACTCCGCTGCCGGTGCTGGCGGATGAACTGGGCGTCGAGGTCGGCCAGGCTAAAGCCCGGTTCATCGCCATGACCCCCGACGCTGTCGATCGGTTCGGGCGCCGCGCCGTGACGATCGAGCTGCAGCAGCAGCTGATCGAGGTCCTGCGCGCGCGCGTGGAAGCGCGCGACTAAGCCATGTCCGCTCCCGCCCGCCAGCATCTGACCGTCGACGAGGTGAAGGACCTCCTGCATGCCCAGAGGCATCAGGTGGCCTATGCCTATGCGCCGGCGACGCAGGGCAGCTATACCGACGGCGATGGCTACTGGACGCTGAACCCGGGGCGTCCCGATCGCTCGGTCGGCAGTTTCGTCGTCTGGGTCGAGGGCACCAAGGCCGGGCGCTGGAACGATTACGCGACCGGGCAGCATGGCGACCTGCTGGATCTGATCGCGCTCAACCTTGGCTGTGACCTGAAAACTGCCTTCCGTGAAGCGCGGTCCTTCCTCGGCCTTCAGGCGGACAGCCCCGAGGACGTTGCGCGCCGCAAGGCCGCGGCAGAGCGGGCCCGGCAGGAAAAGGCCGAGGCCGAGCGGCGGGGCCGCGAGGAGCTGAAGAAATCCCGCAAGCGCGCTTTTGCGCTGTGGCTGTCGGGGCAGGAGCGGATCGCGGGGACGCCGGTCGAGGCATATCTGCGCGACAGGCGCGGGGTCGACCTGCGCCAGCTGGGCCATCAGCCCCGCGCCCTGCGCTTTCACCCCGAGGTGCATTTCAACCAGGTCGATCCTGCGAGCGGCGAGGTGTTCGAGGGCAAGGGCCCGGCGATGCTGGGGCTGATCACGGATCTGGCCGGCAACGCGCTGGCATGCCACCGCACCTGGCTGGCGATCGGCCCGGACGGGCGGTGGGACAAGGCGCCGCTGCCCAAGCCGAAGATGGTGCTGGGCAAATACCGGGGCGGTGCGATCCGGATCTGGCGCGGCCTCGGCCCGCGCGGCGGCAGGGGCGTGCCATTGTCCGAGGTCGAGCCCGGCGCCCGGGTCTACCTGACCGAGGGCATCGAGGACGCGCTCAGCGTGGCGATGCTGCTGCCGCATGCCCGGATCATGGCGGCGATCGCCAACACCAATTTCGCCAATGTGGAGCTGCCGCCGGCGGTCACCGAGCTGGTGATCGTCGCGGATCAGGACGCGGATCCCGATGTGCGCGCGGTCACCGACAGGGCCGTCCAGGTGCATGCGCGGGCGGGCCGCACCGTGCGCGTCTGGCGCAATTCCCACGGCGGCAAGGACATCAACGACGCGCTGAGACAGCGGCGCGCGGAACTGGAGCGAGGCACGGATGGGAAACTGGAAAAAGAAGATCGCTGATATCCTTGGATGGATGGTCGAGGCCCTTGACGGGGAGCCGGATCCGGCTCCGTCGGGCTGGTGGATCGTGCCCATGATCGTCCTGGGCGCGACCGCGCTGATCGCCGGCATCCTGCTGTGGGGCGTCAAGGCCCTGGCGGTCCTGCTGACCTGCGTCGTCGTCGTCCTGGTCATCCTCTGGTTTGCCTCGGAGCAGTGATGGCAGAGGGAACGGCATCTGGCGTCTCGGATTTCAACGCTGAGATGGAGCGGCGGAAGGCGGCCGCGCTCGAGGATCTTGCATCCCGAAAGCGGCGGCTGGTGGAGGAAGGAAAGGCGCTGAGCCGGGGTGCCTCGCTCGAGGATCTGGCGCGCGAGCTCGAGGAGGCGCCATTCGCGGCCGGACCCGACGCCGGCGGCGAGCCGCCGCCTGGCGATCCCGGGCCGGGCGACGATCCCGGCCGGGGCGAGCCCTCGGGATCCTCCGCACCGCCTCGGGGGCGCAAGCCCGCGCGGCCGAAGGGCGAGATCTGGGAGCATTGCCCCGTGAGGCCATTGGGGGTCAACGGAGATTTCAGCTACTACCTCGATCGTCATGGTCAGCTGCGCGCCGTGAAAAAGCACGAGGCGCAGACGATCATGCACCTGTTCGGGGACAAGATCCGGGGACTGTGCATCAATTTTCCCCAGTTCGACCGGGAGGGAAATCGCAAACAGGGCCGGTTCGATCAGACCTCGGCCAGCATGGCGATGATCGAGGCCTGTTCCGAAAAGGGCCTGTTCAATCCTGACGGCGCTGTGCGCGGCGTTGGCGCTTGGAAGGATGACGACGGCAAACTGGTCTATCATTGCGGCCAGCACCTGCTGACGGCGGACGGGCGCAAGGAACCGGGCGACATTCAGGGCAAGATCTATCCTGCCTATCCGCCGATCCCGGAACCTGCCCCGGAACCCGGGCGCGACAACGTGGCCGAGAAGGTCCTGGACACGCTTGAGACATGGCGGTGGGAGCATCAGGGCACCACGTCGATGATCGCCCTGGGCATGATCGGGGTGCAGATGCTTTGCGGTGCGTTGGACTGGCGGCCGGTGTATTGGCTGACCGGCGACAAGGCCTATGGTAAGTCAGCCTTTCAGGACATGCTCAAGCTGCTGCACGGCGGCGAGAAGGGTTTGATCCAGTCGAACGATCCGACGAAAAGCGGGATCACCTCGCGCCTTGGCCATTCATCTCTGCCCGTGGCGATCGACGAGCTCGAGCCGGGCGAGGAGGGGTCGAGCAAGGAGCGCGACATCATCGTCCTGGCGCGCGTGGCGGCCTCGGGCGGGCAGTGGCTGCGCGGGTCGGCCGATCAGAAGGGCGCCTCGGGCAACGTCTACAGCGCGTTCCTGTTCAGCTCGATCCTGATCCCCGGCTCCATGGGGCCGCAGGACCGTTCGCGGCTGATCACCCTGCACCTGCGCCCCCTGGACCCCTCGACGCCCAAGCTCAGCCTCGATCCCCGCACCTGGCGGGCGCGTGGCGCGGTGCTGAAGCGCCTGCTGATCGATCGCTGGCCCAGCTGGCCAGAACGGCTGGAACTGTGGCGCAAGGCGCTGGCAGAGGCCGGGCTGAGCGGGCGGAACGGCGACAACTACGCCACCACAATGGCGATGGCCGACATGGCGCTGCACGCCGATATGCCCTCGGCCGAGTATCTGTCCGGCTGGGCCCGCAAGGTCGCCAGCTGCGCCGTGCATGAGACCGAGGAGATCGGATCGGACGCGGAAAGCATGCTCATGCACCTCATGGGTCAGCCGTTCGACGTGTTCCGCCGGGGCGAGATGTGGACCATTGCCCAGTGGGTCATGGTGGCGGCGGCGCTGCCCTCCGCACCTCCTGCGCTGGTGGCCAATGACGTCAGCGGGGCCGAGGGCATGTCGATCGACGATCAGACCCGCACGGCGGCCGCGAAGAGGGCAAACGAGAAGCTCGCCAAGGTCGGCATGAGGGTCAAGGGCAGCGGGGACAGCGCCATGCTGTTCATCGCTAATGCTCCGATCCCCGGCCTGCTGAAGCTGTTCGAGAACTCGACCTGGGCGAAGGGCGTGTGGGCGCAGTCCTCACGCCGGATCGTCGGTGCGGAGGCGGTCGACCAGCCGCTGTCGCTCGCCGGCATCCGGTCGCGAGGGGTCTACGTGCCCCTGAAGCAGATCAGCGGAATGCTGCCGCACCAGCCCTCTCAGGCCCGTGCACCGGAGCCTGCCGCTGTGCCCATGCCGGACGATTGGGAGGAGATGTGATGATAGAAAATCTTACGCCTGATGACGGCTCGCGACAGCTCACGCGGGCGGAGCGGAGCCGCCTGAACCGGATCCAATACTGGCTCAAGATCCGCCGCGAGGCAGACGCACGGCTGCGTGAGCTGGGCATCTCGGAGGATGAGATGCGCGACATCGAGGGCGCGGCGCGATGATCTTCAAGGCCTCTCTGATGCGTCACGATTGCCACTTCCCGCACCCTGCTGGCTGTGCCATTATCGCGCTGCGCAGCGGCTTCGGCCCTTCGGGTCGGGGGCGAACCCCTCGGATCGCGGCGCTTCGGGAACTGTGGCGATATTGCAGCTTAAATTTTAAGCGTTGTAGCCAAGCCATTGAAGTTAAACCGAAACACCTACAACGCTTAAAAAATAGCGTTGTAGGTTTCCGTGCAGGGCAATACATTGAAAATGCTAAGAAAGTAGCGCCCTACAACGCTACAACGGTCTCGCGCGCGTATTATACGTCATGCGCGTCATGTGCGCGCGCTGCGCACCCCTGCGTTAAGCGTATCTATTTCTACCGTTGTAGCGTTGTAGATAGATACTTTCCCTTTGAAAACAAATGGTTGCCCTGCACGGATTGCTACAACGGTGCGTTAGGCTACCGTTGTAGCATGCCCTTAATCGTTAGATTTCAATCGCTTGCCCTGCACGAAGCCGAAAAGGGGGGTTTTTGATCCATGTCCGGCCCCGACAACCAGTTCGAAGACCTCGCCCGACAGGCCGCCAAGTCGATCGAGGCCAGCCGCGACCTCGCCGAGCAGCTGAGCCTGCTGCCGGACGAACAGGACGGCGCCAGCCTGACCCCCGGCAAGGCCGCGCGGGGCAAGGGCAAGGTGTTCAACCAGATGCGCGAGTGGCTGGCGCAGCGGGGCTACCGCGCCCCGGAAGATGTGCTGGCCGAGATGGCCGGCCTCGCCAGCCGCGAGGATGCGATCCTCACCGCGATGGTCCAGACGGAGCGGGTGCTGGCGTGGGCTGGCACCGGCGCGGTCAACCGCAAGTTCGTGGTGGGCGTCGGGCACGTCGAGGTGCCCGGGCCGTGGCAGCCCACGCCGGATCAGAAGATGGACCTGTTCAAGCAGCTCTACGCCACCATGCTCCGCGCGGCGGACGCCCTGATGCCCTATGGCGCGCCGAAGGCCACGCCGGACGTGGCGGTGACGAACGTCAACCAGATCGTGGTGCAGTCCGGTGAGCCCGCATCGCAGCCCGCGCGCCCTGGCGATCGGGCGCGGGATGTCACCCCTTCCGCGCGCCGGATCCAGCCGCCGCCGATGCCGCACCAGATGCAGCAAAATCAAAGGGTTAGCGATGCGCCGCGCGACGGATCGGACCGAGCGGATCGGACGGAATGAGCAACGCATTGAAATCGCAGCATGAAATGCCCTTCGCGCAGTTGATCGAAAATCAATCGCCTTCCCGTCGGGCAGGCATGGGTTGCCCCCCTGCCGCCCCCTTCGCCGCCCGCCGCGCCGCCGGTCCGGCGACCCCCCGGGGGGCGGTCTCGCGCGAAGTCTGTCTCCCCCTCGCAGAGAGGCCACTTGCCCTTTCGGGGCAGATCGGGGTTCGAAAATGACCGCGAACCTTGGGCCGAGTGAATGGGGTGCGGGGGAAGGCCTTCCCCTCGACCGCGAAGCACAGGGCGCTGGCGGTCAGGACGATCGCGTTGACGAGCTGGTGGGGCTGGACGCGAAACAGGCAATCGAAACCCTATCCGCGGATCTGGGGCCTGGCAATGCCGATCTGGACGCGCCCGCGGCCTTCCCGGGTCCGATCGCCGAGGCGGCCTATTGGGACGATGGCGCGATCGTCGGGATCCAAGGTCCGGTCGGGTCAGGGAAAACGACCACCATGCTCAAGTCCCGCCTGCGCCGCGCGATGGCTGCGCCGTGCTCGGTCATCGACGGGCGGCGGCGCTACAAGCTGCTGGTGATCCGCGCGACCTACCGGCAGCTGTGGTCCACCACGATCCCAGACTTTCTGAAGGTTTTCCCGAAGCACCTGGGCGAATGGTCGGGCGGGCGCGGCGGGCCGGTGACCTTCACCATGCTGCACGATGACGGCCTGCGGATCGACCCGCCCCCGGGCCACACCGGCGACTGGTCGAACGAGATCCTGTTCATCGTCGAGTTCATGGCCTTCGGCGATGACATTCAGGGCAGCCTGCGCGGTTACCAAGCGACGGACATCTGGATGCACGAGATGGACACGAACCCGCAGGACGTGCTCATCAACGCGATCACCCGTATCGGCCGCTTCCCCGACCAAGAGCATTACCGGGGTTACCCGCCGGCGATGCGGGATTACGGCCAGCTGGTGGGCGATTTCAACGCGCCCGAGCCCGGCAACTGGACGATCGACCTGTTCCACGACGGTGAGAAGCGCGCCGAGCTGCTCGAGCTGATGAACGCAGAACTGCCCGAGGGCGCGGACGCGATCCGGATCAGCTTTTACCGCCAGCCGGGCTTTGGCGAGCCGGGATGCGAGAACCTCGCCAATCTGCCGCCCAGCTACTACCACAAGCAGGTTGCCACCCTGACGCTTCAGGGTCGCGGCGACCAGATCGACCGGCTGGTTTACAACAAGATCGTTTACGCCAAGGCAGGCGAGCCGGTCTTCCAGCGCGAGTTCAGCCGCCGGATCCATGTGTCCGATGTGATCCTGAAGCCGTGGCCCGGGTTGCCGCTTATGGTCGGCCTCGACCAGGGCTTCAAGGGTGCGGCCGTCGTCGGCCAGGTGATGACCGAGGGGGTCGGGCGGTCGCAGAAGATCTTCTGGAAAATCCTTGCCGAGCTGCACTTTCCGAAGGAACGCCTGATGGCGAAGACCTTTGGCGAGCGGCTGTCCGAACTGCTGGAAACCCGCTTCCCCGGTTTCGCGGTTGCGGGCGGCTGGGGCGACATGGCCGGTGAGGCCGGGGCGTCGCAGGCGGCGGACGAGAACGACACCTGGAACCGGCTGGTATCGCGCGCGGCGGGCTTCCGCATCCGGCCGCAGAAGATCGGCACCAACCGCCTGCAACCACGGCTTGAGGCCGTTCGCGCCGCGCTGGAAGCCCCGACCAGCGCCGGGCGCGTCGGCCTGCTGATCGATCCGTCCTGCGCGTTCCTGATCGCAGGTTTCACCGCCCGCTACGTCTGGGCCTTCGAGGTCGATGCCCGGGGCGACAAGCGCAAGGTGCCCAACAAGAGCCTGACCGAAGCCAACGTGATGGACGCCCTGCAGTATCTGCTGCTGAGCCATGTCCGCGCTGACGGCACGATCGAGGCGCCCCCATCCCCGGCCGATCGCGGCCTTGTCGGCCATAACGGCGGCCCGCCCCTGACCGGGGAAACCGGTGGGCTGTCCACCGGATACGACGTTCTCAACCCCTATGGAGGTAACTGATGGCCGATCGGCCGATCATATTCACGACGCCGATGGTGCGGGCGCTGCTTGATGGGAAAAAGACCCAGACGAGGCGGGTTGTCGCACAGCCGCGCGATGACGAGCAATGGCACAGATATCCAGCAGGATGGTTTCTGATCGAGCGGTGGAATGACCTGTATCGCAAAAACCTTTCCTGGTTAGTTGGTGATCGCCTCTGGGTGCGTGAGACGTGGTCCGCTCGCATGTCTCATGGCTGGACCATAGCAGACGCGCGCTCGCGAATGTTCCAAGAGGAAATCCTTTACAAGGCGGACAGCCATGATGCCATTGATGGTTGGTGGCCGTCGATCCACATGCCGCGTGAATTCTCTCGCCTGACGCTAACCGTCACCGATGTCAGGGTGCAGCAGCTTCAGGAGATCACCTTGGGTGATATCTGCGCTGAGGGCCTAGCTCGTTCCATCTATGATTTCAGACCGGTGCAGCGCGGGTTCAATGCTTGGATCGAGCTGTGGGATGGGTTGAATGCCGAGCGTGGCTTCGGCTGGGATGCCAATCCATGGGTAGCGGCGCTGACATTCACGGTAGAGCGACGAAACATTGATCGGAAGGTTGCCGCATGAGCGACGATGCCTACAACGTCACCGCCGCCGAGCTGCGCCAGTTCATTGAACAGTTCGAGCAGCTCGAAAGAGAGAAAAAGGACATCGCCGACCAGCAGGCCGATGTGATGGCCGAGGCCAAGGGGCGCGGCTACGACACCAAGGTGATCCGCAAGATCATCGCCGAACGGAAGCGCGATAAGGACGACGTGGCCGAGGAGGTCGCGATCATGGATCTCTACAAGTCCGCGTTGGGGATGGTGTGATGGATCGTCCTCTTTGCCTTTACCACGGGAACTGCGCGGATGGGTTCACGGCCGCCTGGGCCGTCTGGCGCGCGCTTGGTGACGGGGTGGAGTTCCTCCCCGCCCATTACGGCATGACGCCCCCGGACGTTACCGGCCGGGACGTGATCATGGTGGATTTCAGCTTCAAGCGTCCCGTCATCGACGCCTTGGCCGAAACCTGCCGCACGATGCTGATCCTCGACCATCACGCCACGGCGGCCGAGGATCTGGCGAGGATCGGCGCGCCTTATGCCTACGGATGGGAAACCTACCTGGAAGCTGTTCACAATGCCTATCATCAGTTCGATCGAGATCCGCGCACGCCTTTCGCGGTCTTCGACATGAACCGCTCGGGCGCCCAGATTGCCTGGGATTTCTTCCACCCCGGCGAGCCTCGCCCTCAGCTGGTCGAATACGTCGCCGATCGGGATTTGTGGCGGTTCGATCTGCCATCTTCGCGCGAGATCGCGGCGGTGCTGCACAGCCATGATTTCGATTTCGACATGTGGGATGTTCTCGCCAGCATGATCGACCGGAACATCGGCGATCTGGTCAGTCAGGGCACGGCGATCGAGCGGAAGATCCGCAAGGATGTTGCCGGCATGGTGCACCTGACGCGCCGCCCCATGCGGATCGGCGGGCATCTTGTGCCCGTCGCCAATCTGCCGCCCACCATGGCGTCCGACGCGGGGCATCTGCTTTCGGCGGGACGGGAATTTGCCGCGACCTATTACGACACGCCCGGCTCCCGCGTGTTCAGCCTAAGGTCGCGCGAAGACGGTTTCGACGTGGCCGCGATCGCCGCGCAATATGGCGGCGGCGGTCACCGGCACGCGGCGGGGTTCCGGATGCCCGCGGGATGGGAGGGCGATCCGGAATGATCACCGTTCGCCCCTACGAGGACTATGCCGCCCATGCGGTGCTGAGCCGTCTGGATCCCGCCGATCTGCTTGAGGCCGAGGTGACGCGGGGCCGGGCGACTTCGGCGCTTGAGCTTTTCGCTGATTGGCGGGCCATGAATTCGGCCCGGATGGAAAGCTGGGTGCTGGTTACGGGGGCGGGCGAGCCTTTCGCCCTGCTGGGCCTTGTGCATACCGGACAGGCAGGGGTTGCTGCGGCGGCTTTGCTTGCCCGCGATCATCGCCGGTTCCGGTGGGCGCTGGCGCAGGCGGCGGTGCTGATCCGCCGCCGCCTGCCCGAATATGCTGCCGAGACCGGTGTGCGCCGGGTCGAGGCGCGCGCATGGGGCGGCCATCCGACCGCCTGCGATCTGTTGTTCTCGATCGGCTTTGACGCCGAAGCGATTATGCACGGTTTCGGGCCTGACGGCCGCGACGCTTTCGTGCAATATGCGTGGATTGCTCCCCACATCGCTGCCTGCCCTGATACTCAGCTTAAGGACTGAGCGCATGTGCTTTGTGAAGACCCCCAAGGTGTCGCAGGTGGCCGCCAGCCAGATTGCCGCCACCGACAGCGCCGAGGCGACGCAAGCCGCCGACATCGAGGCCCGCCTGCGCAAGCGGCGTGCCGGCGCGGCCGCCAACATCCTGACCAGCGCGACGGGCATTCCGTCGACCTCGGCGCTCGGAGGTGTCGCGCAATGAGCGACCTGAGCCCGATCCGCGAAAAGGCCGAGGAGGCCCAGCTTGCCCGCCGCCGGTGGGAGGAGCTGAAGAACGACCGGTCCATGCACGAGCGGGACTGGGAAAGCATCGCCGAGCTGATCCGGCCGCAGCGGGGCGGGTTCAGTTCCGACAACCACACCGATCGCCAGCTGGTGAAGCCGCTTTCGTCGGCGCCGATCTCGGCCCAGTCGAACTTTGCTGCCGGGCTGTATGGTCAGCTTGCGAACCCGGCGAACCGCTGGTTCGGGCTGGCGACGGATGATGATGATCTGAACGCCTGGCACCCGGCCAAACTGTGGCTGGATACCTGCACCACGCGGATCCTGAACAGCTTCGCCGCTGCCGTCAGCCCGTTCTATTCCGCCACGACGCAGATCTTTTCCGACCTCGCGGCCTTCGGCAACGGAGCCCAGTATGATGAGGTCGTTCCGGCCGAGCGGCGGATCCTCGACGTGACCCTGTCGCTGGCCGAGGTTGTCTATGACATCGACGGTTTCGGCCGGGTCTGCGAGGTGGTGCGACGCTTCACCCTGCGCCCTGCCGCCGCGATGTCGATGTTCGGCGGTGCCCTGCCGCAGAAGGTCCAGGACATGGCGCACAAGGGCATCACCGACAAGGTGACGTTCTACCACCATGTCCTGAAGAACGATGACTGGCGCCGGGGCATGCTGGGCGTGAAGGGCAAGGCATGGGCCTCGCGCTATTGCTGCGAGATCGAAGAGGCGTTGGTGCGTGAGCGCGGCTATGACGAAATGCCGTTCTTTGCCCCCCGATGGGACGTGGAAACCGGCGCGATCTACGGCACCGGCCCGGGGTTCGTCGCGCTGGCCTCTGCCCGCGCGCACAACCGGATGGACGATGCCACCCTGCGCGCAGCCCAGATGGCCGCGGATCCGGCCGTGCTCGCGCCCGACAAGGGTGACTGGCCGCTGAACGGCCGCATCCGCCCCGGCGCCGTGGTCTATGGCGGGATGAACATCCGGGGTCAGCGGATGCTGGACGTGCTGAACACCTCGGCCGGGATCAACCTGACCCTTCAGGAGAAGCAGCAGAAGGTCGAGGAGATCCGCGACGCCTTCCACTACACGCTGATGAACCTCGCAGGCCGCACCGGCATGACGGCGACCGAGGTGATGACCATCAACGAGGAACGCGCCCGCCTCTGGGCCCCGTATCAGGGCCGCGTGCAGGAGGAGTTCCTTGCGCCGAAGGTCATGCGGCGGTTCTCGATCCTGTGGCGCAACGGTCAGTTGCCGCCTCCGCCAGAGGAAATGGCGGATGTCGGATTGCAGGTAACCTACCAGTCGGCAGCGGCCGCCGCGGCGAAATCCTCGCAGGGCGCCTCGACCGTGCGGCTGCTGGAAACGCTGCTGCCGCTGGCGCAGCTCAAGCCGCGCATCGCTGATCGTCTGGACGATGACGGCCTGGTCGAGACGCTGGCAGACGCCTACGGAACGCCGGTCCGCGTGCTGAGGTCGCGCGACGCCGCGGATCAGCTGCAACAGCAGCGCGAGCAGATGCAACAGGCGGCGCAGATGGCGCAACTCGCCCAGGCGGGCGCCGGCGCGATGAAGGACGCCGCCAGCGCCGGGCAGGCGATGCAGGCTCAGGAGGGGATGTGATGCTCGCCTCGACCTTCGAACGCCTCGCCACGCTGTTCGCCTCGCCGAAGGCCGCCAGCCCTGTCGCCCGTCGCTGGCGCATGGCGGCCAAGGATCAGCCCGCGCTGAAGGATGACGTGCTGTCCCTGGGCGGGGTGATGACCTCGCAGGCCTATGAACGGATCGACGGCGTGCCGCAGCTTTCCCCGATCGATCCCTACCGTCTGGCCTATGAGGCCGGGCGGCGCGACTTCGCGTTGCAGCTTGCGGCGCTGATGGATGTTTCCCTTTTCGACCTGAAATCCCTGATGGAGGATGACGATGAATAGACGGTTCTGGCTGCGCTTTGGCCCGGTCTGGGCGCCCGAGGATGGCGGCGCGGCAGGTGGCCATGCCGGTGGTGGTGGCGATGATGCCGCCGCTGCCGCTGCCGCTGCTGCGGCGCAGGCCGGTGCCGGTGATCCGCCTCCGGCAAAGTGGTTCGAGGGCGATCTTCTGACCGCCGAGGAACGCACCTGGCTGGGCGCCAAGGGGCTGAACCTCGATGATCCGTTGCAGGCGATCCCGAAGCTGGTGCGCGGTCACCGCAGCGCCGAGCAATACATGGGCAAGGGCGTGGATCGGATCATCGAGCGCCCGGCCGACGGCCAGGCCTATGCGGAATGGGCCCGCGCCAATGCCGCCGCGCTTGGGTTGCCCGAGGCGGCAGAGGGCTACCAGATCGCCCCGCCCGAAAGCTGGCCCAAGGATGCCCAGTGGGATACCGAGTTCGAGGCGGAATTCCGGAAGGTCGCGTTCGAGGAGGGCCTGCCCCCCGCCGCCGCGAACAAGCTGGTCGGGCTATATGCCGAGAAAGTCAAAGGGCTGGCAGACGCGGCGGAGCAGGGCTACGCCGAGGCCAACAGCAAAATGATGGGCGAGCTTTCGCGCGAATACGGCGATCAGGTTCCCGTCGTCATCGCCCGCGCGAAACAGGGCGCGCAGGCGATCGCCGAGAAGGCCGGGCTGGACGCCGAGGCGCTGACCGCCGTGACCTCGCGCCTGTCGCGCGACATGGGCGATGCCCAGACCATCCGCTTCATGGCCGCGATCGGTGAGCTGATGGGCGAGGACAGCGCCATCGGCCTTGGCAAAGGCGCCGGCACCGGCCTGACCTCGACCCGATCGCAGGCGGAACAGGCGCTGGCGGATTTCATGAAACCGGATGGCGAATGGGCCAAGGCATCCATGAACCGCGACCCGGGCGCCATCGCCCGCCTGCGCCCGAAGTTCGAGCAGCTGACCCGCGCCGTCGCGGCGTTCAGCGGGAAGTGAGGCAGGGATGTCTGATTTTTACGATCAGGAGCGGGACATCGCGGCAGAAGGACAGCGGGCCGCGCTGTTCTATGCCAAGCAAGATCGGGCCAGAGAGCAGCGGGCGTCGCTTTCGCTTGGTGATGCCCTACCGGCGCGCATGAAGGAAATCCGGGAGGTTTACATTCCGGCCTACCGGGAATGCGGCGCCGCCGGATCCTTCGCCATCGCCATGATGAACGATGCCTTGACTAGGGCAGAGCGGGCACTTGCCGCCGGCGATCTCACGGAGATGATCTCGGTTTATCAGGAACTAATGGAGTTCAAGATCTGATGCGCTCTGACCTTCTCGGTCGCATCGCCGATGCCCGCGCTGCCATGATCATGGGCGGGCACGAGGCGGACAGCCTTGTCCTCGCGATCGGGCCACGCATGCGCGAGATCCTCGAGGCGGAGGCCTCGCCGTATGTGCCCTGGGCCGAGCCGGACAATCCCGAGGTGCTCGGCATGCCTGTCATCGATATCGAGGCGGGCGAGGGGTTCCTGATCCTGTCCACGGCCGAATGAACGGAGCCTCGCCCAGTGCGGGGCTCTTTTTTTATTGACAGATGAAAATCGCATCTTCCCTTTCCAGCGAATTCTGGCAGAATCTCTGCCGTTGGATACCACCGCTTGCGGTGCCCGACTGACAGCAGCAACAGACTGCCGCCCATGCGAGCGGGTCGCACAGGCAGGGTCCGGATACCGGGCACCCCTTCCGAAAATCACAGAACATCGTCGGTTTTCTTAGGAGGGGAGCAATGTCCCTTGAGGTGACGCAGCACCACAAGCTGCAATACGCATCGAATGTCATGATGGTCGCGCAGCAGACGCGGAACGCTCTGCAGGGCGCGGTGACCACGGTTCCGGCCACGGGCGAGGCGCAATCGGTCGCCGATCTGTTCGACGCGGTCGAGGCGCAGCGCGGTGACGAGAAGTCGCGCCGCAACGTCGAAACCCCCGTTTCCGGTTCGCGCCGGTGGGTGGTTCTGCAGCCGTCGATCGAGGCGGGCGGCTACATCACGAAGGAAGAGAAATTCCGCACCGCGACCGATCCGACGTCGCACTATGTGCGCAACTACACCATGGCCGTGAACCGCGGCTGCGGTGATCTGGCCCTGGGCGTGTCGAAGCAGAAAGACGGCAATTTCCGCATCACGGACGGCGGGATCCTCGGCATCGCGCGCGAAGGCAAGACGCCGGGCACCGGCACGGAACTGCCCGCGTCGCAGTATATCGACAACGGCGGCCTCGGCATGGTGCTCGACAAGCTGATCGCCGCGCAGGAAAAACTGCGGCTGGCGGATTTCGGGCTCGAGGACGAATTCGACCAGCTGTTCTGCGCGATCTCGCCCAAGCAGATCACCAATCTGCTGAACATCGCGGCGCAGACGCAGGTGAACCTGAACGCTTTCGAGATCCAGCAGATCAAGAGCGGCAAGCCCACCACGCTGTTGGGTGTGACGTGGATCTTCACCAACCGCCTGCCGTTCAAGAAGGGCACGACCGACATCCGCCTGAACCCGATCTGGGCGAAGTCGAACATCGTCTATGCCGAATGGCAGGGCGTGCAGGGCCAGATGTGGAACGACACCTCGGCCAAGAACCTGCCCTATGCGCTGGTCGACACCTATGCCGACTGCGTCCGCGCGCAGGACAAGGGCGTCGTCGTCATCGAAAGCAAGGAAGCCGCCTGATCGGCGTCACGGTGGCCGGGTAGCCCGGCCGCCTCCTTTCCCATTTTCAGAGACAGGAGGGGCAGATGCCCGTCGTTTCGAAAGTATCCAATCTGGTCACTGACCGGATCAACAATATCCCGAACGCGGATCCGGAGTTGGTGCGCGGCCGTCCGGTCGTCGCCACGGGAACCGTTGCCAATGCCGTCGATGACAGCGCGGGCTCGACCTATCACCTGGTCGATATTCCGGCACATGCGATCCTCGACAGTCGCACCGCCTTCGCGGTCACCAACTGGGGTTTCGCCACCGTGCAGATCGGCACGCTCGAGGATCCGGATGCGCTGATCTCGGTCGCGAAATCCGCCGGCGCCACCGTGGCACCGATCGCCTTCGGCGACGCGAAGCATGGGCTGCCGGCGTGGCAGGTGCTGGGCTACGCCGCGGAACCGTCGGATGGGATCGTCTCGCTCTATGCCTATGGCCCTGCGAACGCTGCCGGCGCGGGCTCCATGCTGTTCGAGATCCATTACCGCGCGCGCTGACGCGGCGCCGGGCGCCCCGGTGCCCGGCAACCCAAGGGAGAACCATGGCTGTCATCGGATCCATGATCGTCGCGCAGGCGTTCCGCTACATGCAGCTGGCGCCGCCGTCGTCATTCGAGGATGACAGCGACAAGGCCCGCGATGCGGAACAGATGTATCCGGTCGCGGTGCGCGCGGTGCTCGAGGCCGGGGACTGGTCCTTCGCATCGCGGACGGTGCAGTTGTCCGAGCTGGTTTCCCTGCCGGACCTGACGGCCGAGGATGACGATCTGCCATGGGCCTATAAGGTCCCCGGCGATTTCGTCGCCATGCGGCAGGTCGAGGACGGCGAAATCCGCTGGCGGATCGACGAAAATGGCCTGTTGCGCGCGGATGAGCCCGGCCCGCTGAAGATCCGCTACACCCGCTATATCGAGAACCTCGACAATCGCCCGGCCAATTTCCGCATGGCGGTGGCGGGGCGTCTCGCCTGCTATCTGGCCCCGGTGCATGTCGAGGCCTCGACGACGATCGAGCGCCTCGAGCAGCTGGCCGCCCAGTTGGAGAAGCAGGCGCTGCGCGCGGACGCGGGTTCTGCCTCGGCGCAGCGCTATGACGGGCGCGACGTGGGCGGCATGTGGGCGGACGAGGTGACCCGATGACCCGCACCACGCCGGCACAACGCTCTTTCACCTCGGGCGAGATCTCGCCCGCTCTGTATTTCCGCGCGGATTACCAGAGATTTCAGACGGGCCTGCGGGCCTGTCGCGGGTTCCTGCCGATGGTCGAGGGTGGTTTCACCAGGGCGCCCGGGACGGAGTTCCGCGGCTATACGAAGAACAACGCGCGCCCACGGTTCATCGCCTTCCAGTTCGCGGCGAACGATGCGCTGGTGCTGGAATTCACGCCCTGGTGCATGCGCGTCTGGCGCTATGGCGCATTGGTCATGAAGGACGGCGCGCCCTATGAGCTTTGGACGCCCTTTGGCGCGGACAGCCTTCAGAAGCTGAGCTGGGTGCAGAGCGCCGATGTCATCTATCTGGCGGACGGCGAACGGCCGATCCAGCGGCTTGCGCGCTATGCGCTGGATAACTGGACGATCGGGGACGCGGTGTTCACCGGCCCGTTCATGGCCCAGAACCTCGACGAAAACCTGACGATCGTAGCCTCCGCGACAACGGGTCTTGTGACGCTGACGGCCTCGGCTGCGCTGTTTCAGGCGGGTCACGTCGGCACGACCTTCCTCCTGACGGCGCAGCACTACACCGATATCTCGCTGTGGCTTGGCAATACCGAAATGAGCATCGGTGCCCATGTCCGGTATAACGGGAACATCTACCGGCTGGTGCGACTGGCGACGGGCGCCGATGCCGAGGCCAACTGCTACTATGTCGGTTCGACGAAGTTCTGCTTTGTTGGCGGGTCGGTCGAGACTGGTGTGAACGTGCCCATCCATACCGAAGGCACGATGAAGGTGAACACCTCGCCGGATGTCTACTGGCAGTTCGTGTCGGATGGCACGGGCATCGTCAGGATCACAGGCGTGGCCAGCCCTACCTCGGCGACCGCGCAGGTTCTGCAGAACCTGCCCCCGAACATGAACAAGGATCCGACCTATCGCTGGTCCGAGGGGGCGTGGTCATCGGTGCGCGGCTGGCCTGCCTGCGTCGAGATCTTCGAACAGCATCTGATCGCCGCCAGCACGCCGTCGGAGCCGCGCACGATCTGGTTTTCGGTGGTCGGGGACTACACGGATTTCACGCCGGGGGTCGAGGCGGATGAGAGCTTTGCCTACGCGGTGTCCGGTCAGGCCAGCCTGAACACCATCATCGGCATGCGCGAGGGTAGGGCTGGGCTGCACGTTTTCGCGCTCGGGCAGGAGTATTCGACGCGCTCGGACACCTCGACGCTGGTCATCTCGCCGACGACGACGGTGATCCGAATGGACAGCAGTCACGGTTCCCACCGCGTGCCAGCGGTCGCGCCGGATGGCGATCCGATCTTCATCACCCGCGACCAGCGCCGCGTGATCCGGATGGGCTATTCGTTTCAGGATGACGCGCAGCGCGCCGTGGATCTGACCCGGGCGGCATCGCACATGGGCGCCGACCCGTTCGAGGAAATCGTGTGGCAGTCCAGCCCGCAGCGCATCGCATGGGTGCGCCGTGCGGGCGGCGACCTGGTCGGAATGATCTATGAACCGGATGAAGAGGTCATCGGCTGGGCCGTCCTGCCGGTGGCAGGTGGGGCGGTTCGCGCGATCGCGGTCACGCCGGCGGCCTCGGCAGGGATCGACAGCGTGTTGATCGCGGTGGAGCGGGTGATCGACGGTCAGACCGTTTGCATGGTCGAGGAGCTGTCCGAGGTTCACGCGCTGCTGTCCGGGGCAATCGGTCCGTTTGCTGCGAACCATCTGTTTGCCGCAGTGCGGATCAGCAGCGCCGGCGGGGTGGACTGGGTGTCTCTGCCGCACCTGAAGGGCAAAGAGGTTTATGGCTGGACCGATGCCGGTGAGTTTGGCCCGGTAACGGTCGAGGCCTCAGGGGTTGTGCATCTTCCGCAGCCCGCGACCGCGGGCTTTGTCGGACTGTTCGACGATACCCATTACGTCGAAACGCTGGACATTCAGGCGGCTGCACCGAACGGCGATACCTCGGGACGGCCGCGGAGGTTGAAATCCGGTGTCGGGGTCGCGGTGCTGCGCACGGCGCAGGGATATCTTCGCGCCGTCGAGCGTGACATGGGCGCACCAGAACGGCTGCGCGAACGGCGCGCCATCATCCCGCGCCAGACCAGCTCGGATCTGCGCGATCAGTTTGACGGCGTCGCATCGGTCGATGTCAACAGCGGCCAATGCGATCAGGTGTCCCTACGGGTCGAGCCCCACGCCGGGGCGCCGCTGACGATCGTCGGCCTCGTCCCCAAGGTGGAGGTGGCCTGATGTGTGATCCCGTATCTTTCGCGGCCGTCACGTCCGCTTTCACCGGGGCGGGTGCGACAGCGGCAGGGGCCACTGCCGCGGCGGGTGCTGGCGCTGGCATGAGCCTTGGCTCTGCATTGGCGCTGACGGGCACGGCAGTTTCGGCCATTGGCTCGATCTCTCAAGGGATCGCGGCGAACAAGACAGCCAAGATGCAGGCCGAGGCGATCCGCAGCCAGATGACCACGGAGGCGCAGCTCACGGCCGTCAAGGACAGCCGCACCCGCGCGCAATACCGCAGCCAGATCGCACAGCAGCGTGCCGAACTGGCCGCGCGGGGGGTCAGCCTCGACAGCTCCACGGCGATCATGCTGGGGCAGACGGCCGCGCAGGAGATGTCCTTCGACAGTCAGTCGGTCAGATCTGACGGCGCGGCGCGCCAGCAGGAGCTGAGCTATTCCCGCGCCGCAGCGCTGGCGGATGGCAAGAATTCTCTGCTGAAAGGGATCTTTTCGGCGGCCGGCAGCGTGCTGACAGGGTCGCAACAGCTTTGGCCGGGGCTCAGTTCCACGAAGATTGGGGGAGCTGCCTGATGGCGCTGACAGTTCCGAGAGCAGGTATTTCCGCGGGGCGTGCGCCCCAGCTCGCGAATGTGCCGATGCCGCAATCCCAGACGGGCGGGATCGTTGCTGCCTTCGGCGAACGGATGGCGCAGCTGGGACAGGCGCTCGAGGATGAGCGCCTCGGCCGTGAAATGACCCGCCTCAAAACCGGGATGACACGGGACCTCGGCACCCTTCGGCTTCAGGTCGAGGAAATGGGCGATCCCGAACAGGCCGGCCGCGCCTGGGACACCGGCGTGGCCGAGGTGCGCAGCCGCTACCTCGACGGCCAGAACGACGACGGCACGCCGACGGTCGACCCGAAGCTGAAGGAGGATTTCGGGCTGGCCTTTGACGATCTGAGCATGAGCCACGGTCTGGCGATCGGCGGGCGGCTGATGCAGCTGCGCCAGAGCCAGCGCATGGCGGCTTATTACGATTACTCGAATGCGGTGGTGTCTCAGGCCGCGACCACCGATCCGGGCACACGCGATCAGCTGTTCGCGGATCTTGATGCGCAGATCGATGCCCGTGTCGCTCGTGGCGACATCACAGCCGAACAGGGGGCCATAGCCAAGCGGCAGTCACGCCAGACGGCCGAAAACACCTCGGCCATCACGCTCATGCAGGAGGATCCGCAGGGGCTGGTCGACATGCTTGACGGCGGGGGCATGGCCAATCTGGATCCCGAGACGCGCGCCCGCTATCGCGCCTCCGGCATGTCCGAGGTCGAGCGCCGCAAGACCGCGGCGTTGAAGGCCGCCGAGGCGGCAGACAAGGAACTGCGCACGTCCTGGGGGCAGCGCCTCGATGACATCTCCAGCATCGCCGGAAACGGTCAGCGGTCGGTCGACGAAGTTTGGATGGGGAGCGAGCAGGTCGCGGATATGGCGAGGCGCGACCCGGATTTTGCACGACGCTTCGACAAGGCCAGGGCTGCGACGCAGCTGCGCAACGATCGGCCTGGCATCCAGCTGGCGACGCCGGATCAGCTGAACACGATGATCGAGGAGGAGAAGGCCCGGCCGCTTGGCGCGCCATGGGAGGCCGAACGGCTGAAAATCCTGACCGCTCAACGCGACAAGGCGGTTGAAGGGTGGCGCAAGGATCCGATCGCCTTCGCGCGTCAGTCGGACATGAAGGTTCCGGATCTCGATCTGACGGACCTGGACAATGTGCCCGCCGCGATCGCGCAGCGCGCCACCTTCGCCGCCTGGCTGGGCGATAGTGGATATGCCACCGATGCCGCCCCGCTCGACAAGGATGAGCAGGTGCGTCTCTCGGCCGCGATCAGCGAAGTCCGCGATCCCGAACAGCGGGCGAAGCTGACCGGGCAGATCGCGGCCGCCATGATCCAGCGCGGCGCCGATCCGCGCGACATTGACGCCCTGTCGAAAGACCCGGTGACGAAATGGGTATCGCTGTCGGAGGCGAATGGCGCCTTCAGCTCTGCCCTTGGTGGCGAGATCCTGCGCGGGCAGGAGGCGCTTGCCGCGAAGAACCTGACCCTGCCGCCCCTGAAGGACCGGCAGGGCGCCGCCTACGACGCGCTCGAGGATCTGTTCGCCGGCGTCGATGGTGGTGAACAGATCCAGTCCGAGGTGACGGCCGCAACGGACGCCCTCTATGCCGCCCGGGTTCGCAACCTCGATCCGAATTCCGACATTCAGGAAAGCATCTGGCAGCAGGCGCTGCATGAGGTACTGGGCGGCACGGGGGCCTATGGCACATCGCGCCAGCGCGGTGGTGTGCAGAACGTGAACGGCAAGAACACCTTCCTGCCCGAGGGTGTCAGCGCCGGGATGGTGACCAGCGCCATAGGCGCCCTCGCCAACGACCTGCGTCCGGTTTCGACCGGGCCGCGGAGTGGTATCAGCCGTGGCAGCTCAGCACCCGCCGACGCTGGTCGGGCAGAACGCATCCTGAAATCGATCGCGGACGGCGCCATGCCGGGCATCAACGGTCGTGCTCTGACGCCTTCGGACTGGCAAAGCGCCACCTTCGCCCAGGTCGGTCCTGACAGCTATGCGCTGATCCTGCCCTATGCGGGCGGCGTGCAGGCGCAGAACATCGCCGGCGACGGCGCCTATACCTTCAGCATGTCGAAGCTGCTGGCAGGCTATGGCGGAGGGCGCCGATGAACTGGTGGCTGAAGGATAACCGCCGGGCACAGGTGGCGCCGCTCGCAACCATGGAGCCGTCGGGTTACTGGGATCGCGTCGGCGCCGGCTACACCATGGGCCGGATCGAGGATGACAGCTGGAACCATGCCGAGGTCCTGTCCCGCAACTACGAGGATGAGTTGTCCCGGCAGCTGCCCCGTTTGGGGCCCGAGGCGCAGGAAAGCCCGTTCGGCCGGCCCAGAGATCAGGCCTCCGCAATGCGCCGCCGAGCGCGCTTGTTCGAGCGCGCGAAATCCTTCGTCGCGCAGAACCCCGAGACGCGGGGCGCGATCCCGACCTCCGAGGAGGAATTCCAGGCGAAGGTGCTTGAGCTGCGGAAGAAAGAGGTTGCCGATCAGATGGCTATCCTTTCGGCCGCGCCGGACAATGCCTTTTTCGCCGAAACCCTCGGCCGTCTCGCCGCCGGCGCCACGGATCCTGTGGCCTTATCGTCAATCCCTGTATCGATGGCTTTTGGTCCTCAAGCAGGACTAGCGGTGACAGTCGGCACAGGAGCGGCAGTCAATGCCGGGACAGAACTCCTGCTGGCCCCGAGGCGGATTGACGTTGCCGAGGAACTCGATCTGCCTGAGCCAAATATCGTCTTGGACGTGACGATGGCGGGCGTGACAGGCGGCGTGCTGGACGGCGCTGGCAAAGTGGTTGGCGACCTTCTATCCGGCTCTGCGCGCTATGCCGCCTACCAGCGCGAACGCGGCCTCGGCACGGATACGTCCGCGCCCGGGGACATGTCGGCCGGGCAATATGAGGCGGACGTGGCGCAGGCGGAGCGCGCGCTCGAGGCCGGCACGCCGTTGCCCCCGATCGGACAGGACAGCCCGCCGAACTGGGCAGCCATCCGGGGCGGGATCTTCGCCGGCGAAAGCGGCGGGGATTTCAACGCACTTTATGGTTTCTCGAACAGGGCAGGCGGACCTTTCGCGAATGTCCGGCTGACCGACATGACGATCGATCAGGCGATCGAGTTTTCCGCGCCCTCCGGCCCCTACGCCCGCTGGGTCAAGGGTCGCATCGGCCGCACTTCAACCCCGATGGGGGCCTATCAGATCATTGGGTCAACCCTGCGAGACGCGAAACGCAAGATGGGCCTGACCGGGGATGAGCTATTCGATGAGGCCATGCAGGAACGGCTGGGCAAATGGATCTATGCCCAGCAGGGCACCGGTGCATGGGAAGGTTATCGCGGGCCTCGGGCGGACTTCTCGCCCGACACCTCCGCGCCTTATGGCGGCGGGGATTTCACCGGCTATGTGCCCACGTCGAGGGGATACGCGGGGCGTGGATCGCGATGGGATGAGACGCCCGAGGCAAGATACTACGATTTTCTCGCGCGTGAAGCATCTGACCTGCTGCGTCCTCGTCCGTATGTGAGGGACCCAGTGCAGATCCCTTCGAGGTATCTTGAGGGCGATGCCGCTGACGGCTTTGTGGCGCCGCGCGCTAGCACAGCACTTCCCATGCAACCCGTCGAAGTGCCTCGATTGAATGTGATGGACGCGCTTCGAAATGCAGACCGGGAAGCTGCTGCTCGGGCGATAGATCCCGAGGCATTCAAGATGTTGAATGCGAGCCGGGGCCGGGTCGATACTTATCGACGTTGGCTGACCGAGATGGCAGACCAGCAGGGAGCTGAGGTAGATAGCATCCTTTCCGGGCTCCAGAGCCGGCGCACCGAAGTCATCGATCAGATCGAGACGAGCCGTCAAGGCGGTCGCCGGAAAATGCGTGCGCAGCTGCGCGAGATCGATGCAGCGATCGAGGAGGCGCAGTCGCTTCCGCGTCGGTTCGATACCCGTGACATGAAGCAGGTCCGGCAGGATCTCGTGTCAGAAGATATCCGCCAGCGAGATCTTGCGACGCGAATTTCCAAAGCATACCGGACGGCAGACGACGGTGCGCCTCAGAGGTTGTCGCAGCTGTATTTCTCCCGTGCCTGGGACGATGACGGCCCCATCGGCCGCGACCTGCTGACCCGCTATGCCGAGATCGAGGACGCCGGCGAGCTGAAATCGCTGATGTCCGCGCTCGAGGAGGCCGCGCCGGCCTGGGCGACGCTGCGCGCCGAGATCGAGGCGGGACAGGTGCGCCCCGAGTTCGACATCACGCCGCATGTGCTGGACGCCCTGAACGTCATCGGTATGGCGCGCCGCCATGCGTCGCGCATGGGTGGAACGATCAGCGATGCGATCGAGGCGATCCTCGATCAGGGCGATCTGTTCTCGGGGTTGAACCCGCTGTCGGTCGCGCTGTTGCGCAAGTTCTGGCGGGACGGCCGCGCCGCACCGGCGAAAGAGATCTCGGGGTTCCTGACCCGCTATGCGGATGAGGCGCGCACGGCCGGTCGCACCGGTGACATGCTGGGCGCCAGCCCGGCCGACGTGCTGCGCAAGCTGGACAGCAAAGCCTTCAAGGATCTGCCCGACGACATCCCGCCGATCGAGGCCCCGGTGCCGATGCCCGTGCGGGACGCGGATCTGCCCGAGAAGGCCTATGACAACGGCGCCGACAGCCCCGAGGCTGAGGCTGCGGACGCCCGGGCGCGTGACGATCTGGATCCGCGCCCCCCCGAGGCTGCCGCCCGTGGCGGCGATGCCGATGCTCGCGATGTGGCCTCAATGCGCGCCGAGTTCACGGGCGAGAACGACATCGAACTGCCCGACGGTCGCCATGTGTCGGACGTGCTGCGCGACCTCGATGACGACGCCGATCTGCAATCCGCAGTCACCACCTGCCTTCTGGAGGTTCCCCACGCATGACCAGCATGCATGATTGTATCCAGCGTGCGGTCGATGCCGGGGGGCTCAACCCCCAGCACGGCCGCGCCGCCCAAGCGGCCTATGCGCAATTGGTCAAACGGTATTCGACCATCATGTCGCCGGCGCAGGCGGAGGCCGCGGCGGCTCAGACCTTGCAGGAGGTGACGCGGAAGGCGGCACGGTCCCGCGCGCACAAGGTGCTGAACGAGCTGCAGGCCGCGAAGCGGATCATGAACCAGATCAACACGGCCGACGATCCCGGCCGGGCGATCCGCGACATGATCGAGGGTCACACCCGCGAAGGCTATCAGGGCGAGAGTGTCCGGGGCCTGATGGAGGCCTATACCGACAGCATCAATGCCGGGCTGGCCGAGGTGCTGGAAAAGCACGGGCTGAACGTCGCCGGTTCCGTGCGCGATCGCGCCGGGTTCGAGAACCTGATCCGGGAGCTGCACGGGCAATCGACAGGCGACGCCAGCGCGCATGGCCTGGCGGATGCGGTGCGCTACCAGCAGAAGCGCATGCGCCAGCTGTTCAATGCCCACGGCGGTGATGTCGGCGAGATCGCCGATTATGGTGTGCCGCATGCGCATTCGGCCGAGATGCTGATCAAGCATGGCTTCGATCAGTGGGCCCGCGACATCACCCCGTTGCTGGACTGGAACCGCATGATCGACCTTAGCACCGGGCAGCCCTTCGCGGCCGCGCCCGGCGGCATGCCGAACCCCGCCGATGCACAGCAGTTCCTCCGCGATGTCTATAACGGGATCACCACGCGCGGGTGGGACGACAAGACGCCCAGCCAGCAGGCCGGTGGGACCGCGCTCTACAATCAGCGTGCCGATCACCGGGTTCTGCATTTCAGCGATGGGGACGCCTGGCTGAACTACAACCGCACCTATGGCGCGGCCGATCCCTTCAGCGCGATGATGAACGGGCTGCACGGGCTGGCGCGTGACGTGGCGATGATGCGCGTTCTGGGACCGAACCCGCGAGGGGGGCTTGAGTTAGCCTATCAGGTTGCGAAGAAGCGCGCGGAGAATTCTTCTGACCCCACAGTCGTGCATCGTGTGGATGCGCAGGCCAAGCTCGCCAAGGTCATGCTGGGCGCGATCGACGGCAGCAACAATGTGCCGGAGCATGCCGGCATGGCCGCGTTCTTTTCCGGCACGCGGGCGGTTCTGTCCTCGATCCAGCTTGGCTCCGCGGTGGTTTCCTCGGTCACCGATGCCGCGACGATGCGGGTGGCGGCCAAGGCGATCGGGCTGAACCCATCGAACGTCATGACCCGTACCATGTCGCTGACCATGTCCGGGCTGAGCCGAAGGGACGCCGCCCGGCTGGGCTATGTCGCGCAGACGCTTGGCGAAGCGGGCGGCGGATCGGCGCGATACTTTGGCGATCTTCTGGGCAGCGGCCTGCCGTCGCGTCTGTCCGGCTTCACCCTGCGCGCTTCGGGGCTGAACTTCATCACCGATATGCGGCGGCTGGCGTTCCAGATGGAAGCCTCGGCCAAGATGGCCAGCCAGGCGGATCTTTCCTTCGCGCAGATCGAGCCGAACCTGCGGCGGATGCTGGAAAAGCGCGGCATCACCTCGGCCGACTGGGATCTGCTGCGGGATCCCGCCGTGCGGTTCACCGCGCAGGACGGGTCGGATTTCATCTCGGCGCAGTGGTTCCTTGAGCATCAGACCGCCCTGCCGCGCATGGAGGCCGAAGGGTTGGCGATGCGCCTGCAAATGGCAGTCCGCGAGGAGCTGGAATACGCGCTTCCCAGCATGTCGGTCGAGGGCAGGGCGCGCATGCAGGGCGACACGAAGCCCGGTTCGTTCCCGGGCGAACTGCTGCGCTCCTCGATGTCCTACAAGGGCTATCCGCTGAGCGTCATGCTCAGCCAGTATCGGCGCTTTCTTCAGCAGCCGACGCCGATGGCAAAGGCTGCCTATGCCGCCAACATCCTGATCCCGCTGACCCTGCTGGGCGGGGTGGCGGTTCAGCTGAAGGAAATCGTCAAGGGCAACGACCCGCGCCCGATGGATGAACCGAAGTTCTGGATGGCCGCAACGTTTCAGGGGGGCGGCCTTGGCATCTTCGGCGATTTCTTCGCGGCGGAGGCGAGCCGCGCCGGTGGCGGTCTTGGCGAAACGCTCGCCGGGCCGGTAGTCGGTCTTGCGGGTGATGCCATTCGCCTGGGCGCCGCGCCGGTGCAGGCGGCGGTCGAGGGCAAGCCGATGAACTGGGGCCGTGCCGTCGCCCGGTTCCAGCGGAACAACACGCCTGTCGCGTCGAGCATGTGGTATGCGCGCACGGCGTTTTCCCGGATCGTCAGCGACAACATCCAGCGGTTCCTTGACCCTGAGGCCGAGGACGACTTCCGCCGCCGCGCGCGCCAGCAGCAGAAGGACTATGGTTCGGACGCCTGGTGGGGACTGGGCCGGAGTGCCCCCGATCGAGCCCCGGATCTGTCCAACGTGCTGGGGGATCCGCGGTGAAAGCGCTCGTGACCGATCACATGAAGGACTGGTTGACGCTGGCGCTGACGGGGCTGGGCATCAGCTTCGCGCCGCATGAATGGCTGGGCGGCATGTTTCTGGCCCTAGCCGGCGCCGCCTTTGCCATGCGCACGGATCCCGAGCGGGACGAACGCGAGCTGTGGCTGGTGTTCCTCGGAGCATTCCTGGCCAGCCATCTGGCCGCCATCGGGGCGCATCTGTGGATGCCGGAATTTCCGAAGCAGGTGGTGATGGCGATCACCGGATTTTTCAGCCGCCGTGTCACGGGGATCGCGCTGTCCGTCGGCGGCGCGGTCGAGCGCCGGTCCGACCGTATCGCCGATCGCCTGGTCGACCGAACGCTGGGGCGGGGCCCGGACGATCACAGGGATGGAGGAGAGCATGGCTGATCTGACGCCGCGGGTTGTCCTGGAGATCGCGTATCATGAGGCGATCGTGCGGCAGGCCTACCGCGACAGCGAGGGCATCTGGACGTGGTCCGCTGGCATCACCTCGAAAAGTGGCCATCGGGTGGAAGGCTACATCGGCAATCCGCAACCCATGCGCCGCTGCCTTGAGGTCTACATCTGGCTCCTGCGCACCAAATACCTGCCCGAGGTGATCGCGGTGCTGGGCGACAAGCTGGCGGAGCACGAGCTTGCCGGGGCGCTGTCATTCCACTGGAACACCGGGGCGATCCGGTCGGCCACCTGGGCCAGCCGCTGGAAGAAGCGCGACATCGCCGGCGCGCGCGAAGCGTTCATGTGGTTCAACAAGCCCGCCGCGATCATTCGGCGCCGGGAGGCGGAGCGGGATCTGTTCTTTGCCGCGCGCTGGTCCGGGAAGGGAACGATCGGTGAATACACCCGCCTGACCCCGTCGGCAACGCCCGTATGGTCCAGCCAGGTCGAGCGCGACATCCGCGCGGACGTCGCCGAGCTTTTGAAAGGGCAGGCGGCATGATCCGGGCGTTGGTCATTCTGGCCGCTCTGATGGCCGCTGGGGCGGGTCTGCAATCGTGGCGGCTAGCCCGGGCGCAGGCCGGGCTTGATGCCGCTCAGGCGCAGCTGACAGCGGCCGAGGAGAGGATCGCCGCCTATGCCGAGGCCGCGCGGATCCGGGCGCGTCAGGACGCCGAACTGGCGCGGCTGCGCAATGAGGCTGCCGCCATCGATCACACGCTTTCAATCTTGCTCCGTGCGATGGCTGGACCGGGTCGACCCCGGCTTCCGAACGCCAGTTCGCACGCGCCGCCGCCGCCGAGAAGGCCGGACGGTTGTGCGCCAATTCCAAACTCACGGCTGTCCGCTCAGCCATCGAGGAGTGATCGATGACGGTCCCGATTTTCGAACCCGCTGGCCCTTACATCATTCAGGGCATTGGCCCGTACGAGATACCGCACCCCTATGAACAGGGTGCGATCGTCGCTCGCGTGATCATCGAGGGCGAGGTGGTCGCCTTGGATATGAGTGAAGTGACCGTAGCTCCCGTCTCGTCGATTTCCACGGGGGATCTCTATCTGAGCGCGTCGCTCGTGGCGGAGCACCTTGGCCGGTCACTGTGGATCGATCGTGAAACGGATGCCGTCCAGGGCTGGGAGGCGCGATACGGCGATCGAGAAGTCGGCATGGAGCGGCAGCTCGACGGCGGCACCATGGTTGACCAGGAGCTGCGCGCAGCCGTTCGCGGCGCTTTGCGGATGCGCGGCGCTGTTGATCCGTATGTGCCCGTGCCGGGGCATGTTCCGGTCGCCAAAGCAGACGGGCAAGGTTGGGAGAACGGGCCGAGCGCAACCGAGGTCGCTGGTGCTGAGGCGTCAGCCATCCGGGCCGAGCAGGCTGCGGAGAGATCGGAGCAGGGGGCCGATCATGTCGATGAAGTTGTCGACGGGCTGGACCGCGGTGTCCTCTGGCTCATCAGCGAAACCGAGACAAGCGCTTTGTTTGCAATCGGAAAATTCTCAATCATCAACGATCCGGGCCCGGGGCCGTGGTCGTCCGTGACAATAGAGGTGAAGGACTGAGATGGCGACCATCAATCTTATGAAAGCCGAAGCCGCAGAGCAACTTCTGGCATCGACATCGCTGGCGGTAGAGGCCGCTGCGCGCTCTGAGCAGCAAGCTGATCGCTCCGCGAATGCTTCCGACGCGGCGGCCGCGCAGGTAATTGCCGACCATCGAGTTTTGACCGATGCCGATCGGTTGGCGCTATCTGGGCTTGGCGCGGGCACAACCGTCTACGTGATCGACACGGGCCATACGTGGCAGTGGAATGGATCGGCGTGGGTTGACCTTGGCCAGGGGGCATTTGCGCTTAAGGCGGATAAAGCCGCTGTAGCCGGACTTATCCGCGGCGATGACGCAACGACCACGATACTGGCGGCGATACGGGATAAAGATGGCCTGCGCACCTGGCTGGAAGCGCGGTCGCAGGATGGCGGGCCGACGGATTGGTCCGCAACGCTGATCGCCGCGGCCATGACGCGCCTTGGCCTGCTCTCTGACGACGGGATCGTGGCGGACCTGACCCACATCGTCGGATGGGGGTCCTCTACGATAGAGTATATGGCCGCCGATCTGGCCAGTATGGCCGCGAACTTTGGATCGACCTACGTGGACGGTGGCGATGCGGGTGTGACCGGCTATGTCACGCTGGCGCAGATGGGCGTCGAGCACGCGCTGATTACGTTCCCGAGCAACACGATCCCGGCCTCGGGCGCGAGCCTCGTGACCTGCAGCAATGTCACCTTCAGCGCCCTGATGCGCCCGTGGGTGGCCATGATCGCCGGTGTCTCGGGCACGTTGTCGTGGGCCGGAGGTGGCCTGACGTTCACGCGCGCTCAAGCCGGTGGGGCGTTGGTTCTGCTGGGCGAAACTCCGGCGATACCGGCCATGTCGCAATACCGGCGCGCCGTGACCCTCCTCAATATCGGGAAGAACAGCCTCACGGGGTCGGCATCTGCGGAGGATGTTGTGGAGATGACCAGCCGCGCATGGGACTGGATCAGCCTCGTTGAGAAAAAAGCGCTTGTGATCGGACACTTTGTTGATCGCGATACCGCCGCGGTGTCAGCGGTGCGGGATAAGATCGTTGCGGTCAACAGGCGCTTCGCCGCGCACTATGGTGATCTTTATGTCGACCTATCCGGGTATCTGATCAGCGCCCGCGTGTGGGTCGATGTCGGCATAACTCCGAGCGCTGAGGACCTCGACGCGCAGTCAATCGGGAACATCCCGCCATCGCTCGCCCTGGCGGACGGCATCCACATGACGCCCGCCGCTCAGGCTGCGTTTGTGACACACATTCTCACCCCCAAGATCACGGCCCTCGGCTGGTATGCTTAA